TGCGACTCGGTGCTGTTAGACGAACTCAGCCTAAACATCCTTAAGGCTGCTTTGGACAGCTCTAAGAAGCGTACTATCTGCTGGAACACCGACAGCCGCATGTTGCGTTCTGAAGGTGTGCCCGATCGCTTCGAGTTCAAGGGCTCGGCAATCTTTATCACCAACATCAAGTTTGAGCATGTTCGCTCTGCCAAACTCAAGGATCACCTGAGTGCGTTGGAAAGCCGTTGCCACTACTTGGATCTGACCCTGGATACCACTCGTGACAAGATGCTTCGCATCAAGCAGATCACGATGGATGGTATGTTGGATCACTACGATTTCCCCGAAGGTGTTAAGGAAGAAATCTACCAGTATGTGGACGCCAACAAGGATCGCTTGCGTGAACTCAGTCTGCGTACTGTGATTAAGATTGCAGATCTGCGTAAGATGGTTGGCGATAACGACAAGTGGAAGAGGCTTGCCGAGACCACTGTGATGAAGCGTGGCGAGTAATGTTACTAGACAGGAAGACTGATATGAAACTTAAACTCACTTTAATTGCATTGGCAGTTGGTTCAATTGTTGGAAGTGTGCAAGCCCAAACGACCCCGCAGATTTATATTACTCCAACAGGTCGACACACCACTGTCGAGCAGTATCAAATTGATACTGTCATGCGACAAATTGGTGCAACGGCAGCATGGTCGCGTGGGTATACTGGCAAAGGCATTAAGATTGCAGTACTGGATCAAGGTTTTGATTTGAACCACGCAGACCTTAAAGGTAACATTGCAATATATCAAAATTTTTATTCCGGTCCTATCAGATCCACTAATACCGGTTGGGGCGTCCACGGTACTGCTATGGCGTCAGCTGCCGCTGGCAAGTTGAATGGTGGCGTTGGTACCGTAGGCACAGCCTATAACGCTCAACTACTGCTGGGTCAAGTTGGACAAGGCGGCACCACATCACAGATTGATACTGCCGCAGTAATTCGCGGATTGAATTGGGCAGGAAAAAATGGTGCAGTAGCAGTTAATATGAGTTTTGGTGCTTCGTTTGATTCCACATACAGATCCGGTGTTAGAATGTTGGCACCTGGCGTTTATCGCGGCCATGTAAATTATACACCTATGTATGGACAAGGCAGTTCGTTGCAACAATACATGTCATCTACTAATGTGACCAGTGTCATTGTTGCCGCCGCAGGTAATCAAGGCCTGGCATATTCAAGTTATCCCGGAGCCTTTGCTACAGCAACCGACGCTAAAGGAAACTTGTTGTTTGGCGGTCGTTGGCTGATTGTAGGAAGTGTGAATGATAAAAATGTCATCAGTAAATTTAGCAATCGAGCTGGACATATCTGTAACAATGTAGTTAATAATGCCTGTAAAGATCGATATCAAGTAAGAGACTTTTATGTGGTTGCTCCAGGTGAACGTGTTGCAGTTAGTTACGACCGCGGTCCAGTTTCAGATTATCTTGCTACCTTTATGAACGGCACCAGTCCTGCAACAGCATTGGTCACTGGCGGCACTGCATTGATTAAACAGGCTTGGCCGCAACTTAAAGCCGCTGAAATCGTTCAGCTGGTTAAGAATACAGCAACGGACCTAGGCAAACCTGGTGTTGATGAAGTATATGGACATGGACTTGTTAACTTTGACAAAGCCACTCAGCCATATGCTGATGTAAAGTACAGCAAGGTCGCGTTGACTTCAGGTTCTTCTGTTTCCGGTACAGCAATTAATACTACCGGAATGATTACAACCAATTCGGCACTGAGAACCAGTAGTGTGCTGAAAAACGTTCAGATAGTTGACGGGATTAATCGTAACTTTACTGCCGACTTTACTCGAGCGATTGGTGCCAGTACACCGGCCAACAGTCTATATACTAGTCCTTATTTGGCCATGCAGGGTTTAGGCTATCGAGAATTTTCTACCCCGGCTGGTCAAGACAGTGTCATGACATTTATGCAAACCAATACCGGTTTTGCCAGCCAGTTTGAAACTGGCTATAAACAGGGTCGAATTAACGTCCAGGTTGGCGCAATGACCGAACAAGATGGTTTTCTTAACAACGTTGGTACTGGATTATTTTCCACCGGTGGAAGTAATACTTCGTACGCTATTCTCGGTGGCAGTTATCCTGTAACAGAAAATGTTGACCTTCTAGGTAATTATGGTCTTGGCATTACTAGAACTCGTAATGTTGCAGACAGCATGTTAGCAGTTAGCCCTACATTGATCAGCGATACTTGGAAACTGGGCTTTACTAAGAAAGAAATCTTCTTTAACGGTAAAACTCGAGACCAATTTACAGTTGCAGTACATGGTCCTGTTAATGTGCGCCGTGGTAATGCGGATGTAACGGCTATTACTGGCTATACTTATAGCGGTCAAGATGAAGATATAACGGCTAACCCTGTGGTTACTACTGAACGAGTTAATCTTGCCAGCGGCCGCCGCCAAACTGATTTGATTATTGGATATAGTGTAAACATCAGTAATCATACCCATGCTGGAGTTAATCTATCTAGGCAGTTTAACGTTGGTGGGATCAACGGGCAATCGAATAATGTAGTTGGTATAATGATTCGGTCAACCTTTTAATAAGCAAATACGGCGAGTAATGTTATGGTTACACCAACTGGCTGACCATTGCGTGGAATGCAGTTGGTGGGGAAGGGGCTCTTAGGAGCCCTTTCTTTTTGGCCATTGGAGGGCTCTTGGAGCCTTTTTTTTGGCAAAAAAATATTTTTTGCAGCCATTTAAAAACCAGTGATTTTGTAATAAGTATATAATCTAACTATCTGTTTCTCCGCTTTGGCATAATGGGGCTATACATTGCCAGCGGAATATGTTATTATAGATTATGCCAGGAATAACAAAACTAGAAATCCGCGACGAAGTAAACATCAAGTTTCATGACTTGGACGCATCGACACGCAGGCGATGTGAAGCAAAACTAAAGTATCAATTGCCATATGCATATCATATACCGGCTTTTCGATTAGGCAGGTGGGATGGTAAAATAAGATTCTTTACCACAGCCGGTGCTACCTATCTAAATCTTCTTGATCGGGTATTGCCTATTCTTGATGAAGAAGGATGGCGTATTGAAATCGATGACCATCGTATCGCGAAAAAGTTCAGTTTTACGGAAGTTACCGGAGACACCTTTAGCCATATCAAATGGCCAAAAGGGCATACCGAGGAAGGTCAACCTATCAAAATACGCGACTATCAAGTTGAATGTATCAATAGGTTTTTGGCTAATCCACACGGTGTTCAAGAAATTGCCACCGGTGCTGGCAAGACTTTAATGACAGCGGCCATGAGCTTGTGTTGCGAGCCATATGGTCGTACCATTGTCATTGTGCCCAACAAAGATCTGGTGCGGCAGACACATGCCGATTATGTTAACATGGGGCTGGACGTTGGTGTGTATTTTGGTGACGAAAAGGACCTAGGACATACACATACTATAGCAACATGGCAAAGCATCAATATCTTAATTAAAAGACACAAGGAAGGTCTCAGCGAAGTAGGTGCCAGTGCTTTGACAGATGGTCTAGTGGCAGTTATCGTCGACGAAGTACACATGGCCAAGGCCGATGTGCTTAAAACACTGCTGACTGGTCCCTTTGCAAATGTACCAATTCGTTGGGGATTAACAGGAACAGTGCCCAAAGAAGAACACGAATATATCAGTTTAATTGCCAGCCTAGGACAAGTGTTGCATCGCTTGCCAGCGAGTGAATTGCAAGACATGGGTGTGCTCAGCAATTGTCATGTCAAGGTATTGCAGTTTGAAGACAGTGTTGACTACAAGACATACCAAGAAGAACTCACATACCTAACTACAAACAAGCGCAGGCTCGACGAGCTTGCTCGTATCATTGATGCAATTAGTCAGGGCGGAAATACTTTAGTTCTTGTAGACAGGATTGCCTGCGGTAAGATGCTGGTAGAACGCTTACCCGACAGTGTGTTTGTCAGCGGTACAATGAAAAGCAAGGACAGAAAGGAAGAATACGACGAAGTTACTGTTATGGATAACAAGCTCATTGTTGCTACTTACGGAGTGGCTGCTGTTGGTATTAACATCCCTCGTATTTTTAACCTTGTCCTTGTTGAGCCTGGCAAGAGTTTTGTTCGTGTAATTCAAAGCATTGGGCGAGGTATACGCAAGGCTCAAGATAAAGATTTTGTTCAAATTTGGGATATTACTAGTACAGCAAGGTTTGCAAAACGGCATCTGACCAAGCGCCGAAAATTCTACGACGAAGCAAACTATCCCTATCAAACAGAAAAGGTTTCATATAAATGAATATTCTAACAGTTAATAATCTAGCCTACAATTTGGATCGTTTGCCACAAGAAATTGATGAAGATCTGCGTTACGGTGTACTTGACTATAGCAATCCTGTGGATGTAGATTATATTTTTGTGCCGTTGGTGTTTCTTGAAAGCTTCAGTTGTCCAGCCGCAGTATTACGCATTGGCGAACACGAAGTTAAAGTTCCTCTAGATTGGTCGTTGATCATTGGAGAACCTGACCATGGTGAACCTGAAGTAGTCAGTATAATGAGTCTAAACGATCGTGGATTTAGTACCTTTACATTCAATCCCATCAATGGATACAAGCCCAAATGGCAAAAGGTCGAAGTTGTAAACATCTATCAAGAAGTCAAATGGTATGTACCCAAATTAAAGTTTGGTCATATCTTAGCAGTGCCATTGGAAAACGGTGAAAGTCCTATTTGTGGATTCTTCCTAAAAGAAGTAAACAAGGTTCCAGAAGTACTTGACTTAAACAAGATTTGGTTTTAATATTAGCTATGGCAACAAAAAAGAAAACTGGTACGGCTGCATACAAGGTACCTATCAAGCAGGTAATGGCTGCGGTTGATCTACGCAATGGCGACTATTATTCTAAATTGTCCGATGAAGATCGTAAGGCAGTCAATACATTTATGACTCAGCGTTGGGCTAGCCAGGTACAAGGCAGTAGGGAAATCCAAGAACATTATCTAGTCACTATAAACAATCTTTCCAATATTGATTACATTGCTACTACTAGCCAGCATGATGAAATGCGTTGGCGTGTAATTACATTGTGTGGACTAGGATCTAAACTCAGGCACGAATTTATTCCACCCCGGGGTCAAAAAAAAGATAAGTTAACAGCATGGCTCATAGAAAGGTTTCCTTCTTTGTCTGACGACGAAATTGGGCTGTTTAGAGAAATTAATGGCGACGACTTCTTCGAAGAAGTAGCCCGCTCTCAAAACACTAGTGATAAAGATATCAAAGAATTGTTTAAATAAATGACTGCGGATTATAAGTGTAAATTTTGTAATTTATCGTTTGCCAGAGAACGCACTCTAAGTAGCCATATGTGCGAAAAGAAGCGTAGATGGATGAGTAAAGATGAAACCGAAAGTCGTATTGCATTTAATGTTTGGATTGATTTTTTAAAATATGTGAGTCCAAACACCAAGAAAACTAAGTCGTTTGAAGATTTTATATGCAGTCAAGATTATCTTGCTTTTGTTAAATTTGCTAATTATTTGATAGCTTTAAAACCGTACGAAGGCGATAAGTTTATTGGTTGGTTATTTAAAATGGGTATAAGGTTGAGTGACTGGCAACGGCCAGGTACATATCAACTATATATTCAAGAAGCTTCCAAGAAGGAAAGCGCGTCTAGGGCACTAGAAAGAACTATATTGGTCATGCGAGAATGGGGTGAAAGCACCGGTAACGATTGGAGAAAATTTTTTGAAAAAATTTCGCCGGTGACTGGAATGAATATGATTACCATAGGTAAAATTAGTCCATGGATCATTTATTCAACAGATGTCGCCCAGACTTTGTTAGATCGTATGGAACCCGGACAGGTGTCAATAGTTGCTAAACATGTGGATACAGAATGGTGGAAAAAGAAACTAAAAAAAGAAACAATCGAAGTAAACTGGATCAACACAACGATGCAGCAAGTACTCGCTACGAATCATTAGAGCGTAGATTAATTAAGCTTTTAGAGAAACTTGATTTGTTGAATTGTGAACTTAATGAGATTAGACAACAGCAAAAAAAACTAACAGAAATAATTAAGAATGAAAAATCATCCAGACGTCGACATTGACTTTGCCAATAGAGAGCAAGTACTTTGTTTGCTAAAGCATGTCCCTGCCATGCAAAACAGCAACAACAATAAACAAAAGCATAAGACAGGAGTATATTTTCACCCGGTGCCCATTGATCCTTACACCGGGTGGTGTGACCTCGACTATGAATCTGCCGAGGCATTGGGATTTTTCAAAGTTGATTTATTGAATGTAAGCTTGTATCAGCAAGTTCAAAGCAAAAAGCATTTGGACAAACTAACCAATCAGGAGCCATTATGGGAACTTTTACAACAGGAAGAATTCGTAAATCTGTTATTTCATTTGAACGGGCACGAGGATATACTGAAGAAGACTTGCCCCGCTTCCGTGGAACAATTAGCTGCCGTCCTAGCTATGATACGACCCGCGAAACGCTATCTGATTGGGAAGCCATGGACGACGATTATGAAGGAAGTTTGGATTAAGCCTGAAAACGGTGAGTACTATTTTAAAAAGAGCCATTCGCTTGCCTACGCAGTTGCTATTGTTGCCCAAATGAATTTGATTTGTGAAGAATTGCAAATTGGTACTAAGGCATCTTTTTAATAAGGCTAATTTGGCGTCGTTTTGTCCGTTTGGTTATCACATTGGTCAAGCTGGTTTGATGTCCGTAGAGCATTTCAAAATCCTTGGTGCTAAAGGTTTTTAAAGTATAAGCAAATCTACGCATGGCTCCTTTAAGTACAATATTGATAGGA